GTTTCAGGATAGATACGCGCTTGCGACAGACTTTGAACGGATGATACTCGACCCTGACAGGGCAGTTTATTACTACCAGGATGGGAATAGAGTATACTTAGAGTATAGGTCGCCTGAAGAATTTGAAGAAGTAGAATTTAAAATATACGATCGCAACGGGCGTCAGGCTTCATGGCTGGAAAACAAGATGAGCACGTTTGATTACGAACGGATTGAACGTGAGTGCATGGAGAACGGAGGCTGACTATGTTTGAAATCAATTCCCTAAACGACAAGGCAAGACTGAAAGCAGTCAGCAACGGTGTTGCTGCAGTACCGTCCAACGCGACATACAGCAGGTGGGATGACCGCCAGCGTAAAGACGAAGAACTGGCTCGTTCCATGGGGCTGTCCCTGTCCTACACTGATACCGTGACTCATAACGCTAGGATGTGGCGATGAGAAACAGAAAACTAGATTGGCCGTTGGTTGGGACAATAGTGACGTTGGCTGGGTCGGTGCTGTTTATTCTGTGGATTCTTGAGGCTTCTACCCACTGACTTCGGTTATAATGCTAGGGCGCGTTTCACAGGGCGCCTCGTTTACTTACTTAATTATTCAGGACTTACATTATGGATATTGTTGTTATTGACTACGAGACGTTCTGGGATACGGACTTCTCTCTTTCCAAACTCCAGACGGATGAGTACGTTCTGGATGACAAGTACGAGACCATGCTGGTTTGCGTAAAGAAAAACGACGAGCCGGTGCAGGTTATTTATGGCGACGAACTGGCTATTGCCGGTCAGCTACAGTGCTTTACCGATTGGTCTAATGCCTGTGTTGTCGCGCACAACTGCCTGTTTGACGGGTTCATCGCTTCGCAGCGGCACGGGATAAAACCCCGCATGTGGTTGTGTACGCTGGCCATGGCGAGGATGGTGTACCCATACCTGCGTAGCTTCTCTCTGGCTAAACTGGCCAAGTTCCTGAAGCTGCAGGATAAGGGTGATGCAGTGCTCAACATGAAGGGCGTTCGCCGCGCAGACATGACCCCGTTGCAATTTGCTGAGTACGCCGAGTACTGCAAGGGTGATGTGGATATTTGCCACGGACTGTACAAGCATCTGGACGAACACGCCCCACTACTCAACAAACTTCTTTTGGACATGACGATACGCATGTTTACAGAGCCTAAGTTTGAGGGGGACAAGGAACTAATCGCCAAGCTACACCGCGATGAGGTTGCGCGTAAAGAAGGTCTGCTCGCGATGGCGGCAGTAGACCGCTCAGAAATCATGTCGAACGCCAAGTTTGCCGAAAAACTACACGCGCTTGGGGTTATACCACCGACCAAGATCAGTCCTCGTACGGGCAAAGAAACTTTCGCGTTTGCCAAGACTGATAAGGGTTTCCAAGCCCTGCTGGATCATCCTGACTCAGATGTTGTCGCGCTTGTTGAAGCTAGAATGGGCGCAAAGACGACCATTGCCGAGACTCGTGCATTGAGATTCTTGGAAATGGCAAAGCGTGGGCCACTTCCTGTCTACCTACAGTACTGGGGTGCAAAAACGACGGGGAGGTATTCAGGTGGAAATAAAGTTAACTGGCAAAATCTTCCAGCGCGGGGTATCTCTGCGGGTCTGCGCTATGCACTCAAAGCACCTGAAGGTCACAAGGTCGTTGTAGGAGACTCGTCCAATATCGAACTGCGCACGATCATGGCCCTTGCAGGAGAGAAAGAAGCACTCCAGCACATCAGGGAGGGGCGGGACATGTACTGCCACTTCGCCTCGTCTATCTACGGCAGGGAAATCACCAAGGCCGACAAGGCAGAACGGTTCTTGGGAAAGACAGCAATGCTGGGGCTTCAGTATGGTGCAGGAGCGTCACGGTTCCACGAAATGGTCAGGGTGCAGTCGCGTGGGATTGAAGGCGCTGAACCTATCGACATGCAGCAAGCAGAGCGGATTGTCTACACCTACCGTGACATGTACAGCCGGATCGTCGCCTTATGGAGGCACTGTGACAACCTGATACCTCAGATTGCCAACAAAGAATACCTTGACGCAGTAGACAAGAACGGCTGGTTCATCACGCAGCGGGAAGGGTTCGGGCGTCCCGGTGAGCCGGGGGTTGTCTACCATGGTCTGCGGTATAGCCACGAAACTAGAAACTGGTTGTATAAGCAGGGGCGTGACGAGAACAAGGTTCTTTACGGGGCCAAGATGGTGGAAAACCTGTGCCAACATGCCGCGATGCAGGTCGTTATGTGGCAGACAGCACGAGTACACCAGAAGTATCCAGTGAAGTTGTCAGTCCATGACGAGATGGCCTGTGTCGTCCCCGAAGATCAGGCTGAAGCCTGCCGTGATTATATGCTGGAGTCGCTGTCGATGACACCGGCTTGGGTTGCTGACATGGTTCCAGTCGAGGGTGAAGTTGCCATCGGTGATTCTTATGGCGATGCGAAATAGCTGCCATGGTTACTCGCAAGAGAATGTGTGTGGAAATGGTCGGGTGCATCAGCTACTTGCGCCTCAAGAATGTTATCAGCTACAAAAACTTGCAGTGCTTCGTAGCAAAAGACCTGTGCTGGATCACTGACGAAAATGGTAATCCAATGGGAAACAAGTATATGGCGCCTTCTTACAAGACACTACTCGCAAAATTGCAAGGACTGTGTGCATTGGAGTATGGCGATGACGAACAATAAGGAAACAACTTTATGAGCAAGATGGCCCTGTCATACAGCAGACTCAGCACATTTGAGAATTGCCCACAGCAGTTCGACTATGTGTACGTAAGCAAGAGTGCGCCCCAGCCGGAAAGCGAAGCGATCAATTATGGCGATCGGGTTCATAAGACCCTAGAGGACTATGCCAAGGGCGACATTATTCCCACGGGAATAACCGAAGAACAGAAAGGCTTTCTTGAGAAGTGGGGCAAGGCTGTTGACACCATAAACGCTGCTTCCGGTGATAAGTATTTCGAGCACAAGATGGCTGTCAACGAGAACCTTGAGCCGGTAGACTGGTTCGCCAAAGACACGTTTTTTCGTTCCATCGCAGACGTGCTTGTGGTTGACGGGGATACGGCCTATTGCTTAGACTACAAAACAGGAAAAGTCAGAGAGTCACCGACGCAGTTACAGTTGTTTGCGTGTATGGTTTTCTGGCACTTTCCTGAAGTGCAGCAAGTCAAGACTTCGTTTTTGTGGCTGCGATTTAATCAAACGACTGACGCTACTTACAAGAGAAAATACTTGCAGCAGATGTGGGAAGCACTACTTCCAAGAATTGAGGCTGTGCATGAGGCTGTTGACCTCGGTGTTTTCAAAGCCAAGCCTAGCGGTCTATGCCCGTGGTGTCCTGCAAAGGACATGTGTCCAGATGCGAGGATCAGATAATGCGGAACGAAGCTGCAGTTAAAAAAGCTGTTAAAGAAATTCTCAAGGATACAAAAAAGTGTTACTGGTTCATGCCACCAGCGAACGGTTACGGCAGGTCTGGTATCCCTGATTTTGTGGGACAAGTTAACGGCAACTTCTTTGCTATTGAAACCAAGTTCGGTAAGAACGAGCCAACAGTCAATCAGGTTCGTGAAATGTCAGCCATTATCCAGTCGGGCGGCAAGGTGTGGATCGTGCGCGAAGGCGCTTCACTCTCTGCTTGGACTGCTGAGTTCAAAACGTGGGCCGCGCTATGTTGGTAGTCGAAGATCAAAGGGCCATCGTGCTCAACAGTTCGATCAATGCTGAAATTGCTAGGGCAGTCCCTCATGCAAAGGCGCTGACACGTAACGACGAACACCTGCTGGTTGTGCCGCACGGGGTCGAGGAAGCGATTGTCCTGCGTAACATGGGCATCACCGTACCGTCTCCGATCAATTACTACTACGACTGGCCAGCACGGTTTGAGCCGATGCAGCACCAGAAGGAAACTTCAGAGTTCTTGGTCAGCAACAAGAAAGCACTGTGTCTCAACAGTCCGGGTTCAGGCAAGACAATTAGTGCCATATGGGCTGCAGACTTCCTGCTCTCCATGGGCAAAGCCAAGAAGGTACTGATTGTGGCCCCGCTGTCTACTGTAAAAGAAGTATGGGGTAGAGAGTTGAAAAGTCATCTGCCCCACCGACAGTTCGGAATCGCTACAGGTTCAAAGGCCCAGCGCCAACGGGTACTGGACACGCCGGGGATTCAGTACGTCATCATTAACCACGACGGCTTCACCACCATGAGCAAAGAACTCAAAGACTTCGACGTGGTAATCTATGACGAAGCGACCGCGCTCAAGAACCCCAGCACGGTACGGTTTAAAAAGTTTTACTACTGGTGCAGGGATAACCAGCCGTGGTTGTGGTTGCTGACGGGTACGCCTATAACGCAGAGTCCGGTTGATGCTTGGTCATTGGCCAGACTGATAGACTCACCGCACATCACGAGAAGTTATACGTCTTTCCGCGAGAAAGTCATGCAGAAGGTTACGCAGTTCAAGTGGGTTGCGCGGCCTGATGCTCTGGATACCTGCAAGAAAGTATTACAACCGTCCATACGGTTCACGCTTGATGAGTGTATAGACCTGCCCCAAACCAATTTTGTTAACCGCGTCACTGCGTTATCAAAAGCACAAGAAAAAGCGTTTGAACAGATGCGCGAGAAGGCTGTTGTCGTCTTCCAAGAAGGTGAAGTGTCTGCAGCCAACTCTGCTGTATTGCTGTCCAAGCTGTTGCAGATATGCTGCGGGGTTGTCTACACCGAAGACGGCTCTATAAAAGTCGATTCAAAGAACAGGTACGACACGCTGGTTGAGCTTCTTGGTGAGATTGGCGATAAGGCGATTGTTTTCGTTCCGCTCAAGGGGGTGCAGAAGCACCTTATGGAAAACCTGAAAGCTGACGGGTTTGATGTTGCATTAGTCAATGGTGATGTAGGCAAGAAAGAACGTGACCAGATTTTCAACGACTTCCAACATACTGACACTCCACAGATTCTGTTAGCGCATCCGAAAGTGGCCGCGCATGGTTTGACATTAACCCGTGCAAGAGACATAATTTGGTATGCACCGATTTATTCACTTGAGCAATACGAACAAGCAAATGCACGTATCAGAAGACTGAGCACAAAAGGCAAGACTTCTGTATGGCATATACTAGCAACGAAGTTTGAGGCGGAACTTTATCGCAGACTGCGAGAAAAACAGAACGTCTTGACTGAGTTTCTAGGACTGGTTCAGGGCATCAATACAGACTCTGACTTTTAAACTAATTTACTTCTGAGGTATTAGATTATGAACTATGAAGAAGCAAGTTCGCGCTACGTAGACGTGCGCGAAGAGTTGGACGCACTCGATCGTGAGTACAAGGAAAAGAAAGCGGCTGTCAAAGAAAAGATGGTGGCGCTTGAAAACTGGTTTACTGCAAAGGCGCAAGAAGATGGGCTTGATACAGTCAAGACCCCTTATGGAACTGCGTATTGGTCTACCCATCACAGGGCGACCGTAGCTTCACGCGAAGACCTGTTTTCGTACTGCAAAGAGCACGATGCTTGGGACTTGATTGAGTCTCGTGCCTCAAAGACTGCCGTACGCAGTCACTTGGAAATGCACGGGGAAATCCCTCCGGGCATCAACTACGGCACCATCAAGGTGTTTAATTTTCGACGCAACCAAAATAGGGGTTAGTCACTATGTCTGAGAATACAGTAATGCAAGTACCTGATTATATCGCGGAGCGTATCCGTGCTCGTCAGGAAGATGGAAAGAAGTCTGCCATTACCTCGTCCATCGTGGGCGACGGCGATTCGTATCCGCGTATCAGCACCCGTTCCAGCCGGTATCGTCTGGTTGAGTCTGGTGTGGAAACCATGATCGGAGACACGCTCGACGTGGTGATCGTTGGTGCAAACCCGAAGGTGTCCAAGGTCTATTACGACAAGCCCTACTCAGGGGACAAGATGGCACCGACCTGCGCTTCAGATGACGGCATCCGACCCAACGCCAGCATCGAAGACCCCGTGTGCGACAACTGCGCGGCCTGCCCCAACAACGTACTTGGTTCCAAGATTCTGCCTTCTGGTGCGAAATCGAAGAAGTGTGCAGACCAGCGTCATTTGGCGGTCGTCGCGGCAGCAGACCCCAGCAAGGTGTACGGGTTGACCGTGCCTGTTTCGGGCATGAAAGGGCTGCGTGAGTACCTTAAGGACTTGGCGAATTATGGTGTGTCACCGGAAGAAGCTGTCACCCAATTGGGCTTTGACCCGAACGCCAGCTACCCGAAGATGACCTTCAAGCACAAGGGTTACGTCCCCAAGGCGGTCATTGGTGCAGTGGAAGAATTGACCCAGCACGACACGGTTCTGGTAGCGACGCGCCAAAAGCCTTACACTGGTGGGACTACTGCTCTGCCGAGTGGTAGCCAACCCAAGCAGTTAGCGAGTGAAGCCGTGGACGACGCTTATGAGGAAGAAGTTGAGCAGGAGAAACCAAAGGCTAAGAAGACCAAGCCCAAGGTGGAACCTGTCAAGGCGTCTGATGATCTGGCAGACAACATCGCTGCTTTGTTTGATAACTAAACTATGAGAGAAGCCCTGTTTCGGCAGGGCTTTTCCGTCTGGGGTCAGTGTGGATACAAAGACTTTTCTTCAAAGAGTTCACGCCGCAGCAGACGATATTGTTATATGTACCCACAAACCAGATACAAGTGGAACCAATAAACGCGGGTTCTTTGAGAACAAGGGTAGCTTTGACAATTTCGACGATGCTGTAGTCGCCATACACAAGTGGGATCAACTCCCGAACCTGACCGTGTATTTTTCGGTCGGGTCTTTTGCCGACAACGTGGACGCGAACGGCAAGTTCAAGCGGACACAGGACAAGGCAACCAAATTCAAATCCCTCGCCGTTGACATTGACGTAGGTGAAGGGAAGTACGAAACACAGGGCGAAGCCGCCCAAGCATTTCAAGAAGTTTGTGAGAAGATTAGCCTCCCCGATGCCATGCTGGTCTCGTCGGGCAGGGGCATCCATGCCTACTGGCCATTTACCTCAGAAATAAGTGCTGAAATTTGGACAAAGATGTCCATGGCTCTAAAGGATGCGTTCGCGCATTTCGACTTTGCTTTCGATACCAGCAAAATCTGTGACCCCTCCATGGTTCTACGCCCAGTAGGGACGCACCATAAAAAGCAGACGCCGTGGAAAGAAGTAAAAGTGGTCAGAGATTGTCCAGATCACGACCCGTTCGTGCTGGCTGGGTTGATCGTCAAGTACGCCAAGCCCTATTCCCGTGGGAATAAGAAAGCCAGACCCAAGTCTGCCGTCATGGACGCGATCCTCACCAGCAACGATGTTGACCTAGAGCAAGTCGCATCACGGTGCAACCAGATCAAAGCGCTTGTGGAATCCGGTGGGGCGCTGGACGCATCGAACAACCCCGTCGAAGAACCCATGTGGCGAGCGACGCTGGGGTTTGCCAAATACACCACTGACCCGCAAGAATCCATCATTGCCCTAGCTGGCAAACATGCTGATTTCGACCTGCAACACAACCTCGACAAGATGGCTGGCTGGAACGCTACCGGCCCAACAACCTGTGCCACGTTTGAACGGTACTGCCACAAGGGCTGCGAGGGGTGTCCGTACAGGGGTGATATTACAAGCCCCGCCCAGCTATCAGGACTGACCGCCGCCACAACTGAAACAGAAGATGGTGAGGAAGTAACATTCGACCTACCCGATGGCTACCTGCTGCAGAACGGGCGAATCGTCAAGCAGATCGACGAAGAGATAGACGACGGCAACGGTGGAACAAGAACCAAGACTACATTCAGGCAGGTGTCAGACCGTCTGATGTATGTGACAAACTACTTCAAGGATTACATAACCCAAGAAGCGTCTTTTGAACTGGCAGTCTATTACCCCCACAACGGGTGGAGAACTGAAATCCACGAACAAGAGGTGCTGGCTACTTCAACGACGACAACCAAGCTGGTCGCGAACCGGCAGTTGTTCGCAGCGAAGAACACAAGCCAAGTTGGTTTAATCAGGGAGTACATTTTGGATTACTTACGCAAGATTCAGGAGGAAATGCCCACAGGACTGGTTTACCACTCGTTCGGCTGGCAGTCCGACGGAACCTTCCTGATAGGGGATGAGGTGCTTGGGCCGCACGACAAGAGCATATCCAGACGGCTCAAGGACTCAGCGGAGCGGTTTGAAGGCGTGGTGGCCCGTGAGGGTACGCTGGAAGGCTGGAGCAAGGCCATGGAACTGCTGAATATGCCAGCGGCCAGTACGATCCGTAAGGTCATGTTCCTGTCCATGAGCAGCTTCCTGAGTCGGGCAGTGGGGAACTGCACGGGCGTCATATCCATATGCTCCCACAAGACGAACACAGGCAAGACGCTGGCCCAGTTTGCCGTCAACAGCATGTACGGCCATCCCAAGGACTTGATCCTCACCAAGCGCGACACAGCGAACGCATGGTACAAAATCCGTGGGGTGCTGAACCAACTCCCCTGCACCATTGATGAAGTCACAGCGATCGACCCTTACGAAGCGGTCAATATGGTCTACGACTTTAGTAGTGGGTGCGAGAAAAATGCGATGGATGCCCAGCGCAACCTGAGAGAACCAGCACGATGGACTGGCTGCACCATCGTGTCAACAAACAGATCAGTTGTTGAAATGTTCGATCAGGTTCAGGCTAACGACGAGGCGCTGCGAGCACGTGTGATCGAGTTAGTGCATGACGATTCTTCGTTGGTCACTAAGTATGGCGATAACAGTATCAGCATGGCTGACGTGTTTTTCGAGGAAATCAACACGCACTACGGCCACTTCTTCCCAGACCTGATGAAGGTCATCATGCGAGCCGGTGGTGATCGGGAGGTGTGGCAGCGTGGGCGAGAGGCGTTCTACCGCAGGTTCCCTAACCCGTTCAGTGACCGCGACAAGTACGCAGAGCCGATGATTGCCAGTGCATGGATTGTCGCGACAATTGCCAAGGCGCAGGGTATGATTAGCTTCGACGTTGACGCTACGGCACAGGAACTTATCGACCACGTAGCCATGGCCAACAAGGACAGAGACTTGACCCATGCAGACGCCTTCGACATTGTGAACGAGTACCTGACACAGCACGAGAAGTACATCGTCGTTGCCACACGGCAGGAGGGCGAGAGCAGGGACACGGTAGACCACGATGCTCCAGACGAAGCCATGGTCAGAGTTACTAGGATTTACGACCAGAACAAGACACTCAGGAAAGGCAGCATGATCGCCCTGCACAACGCTCAGTTCAAACGGTGGTTGGGTGAGAGGCGTATGGGCCTGAGCCAAGTTCTTTCAGAACTCGCCAGTTCGGGTGCGCTCATCGACAACTCTGCAAAAGTCGCCCTGTTCAAGGGCTGCAAAGACAGGGGCCACTCTCAGGTACGGTGCTCGTTGCTAGACCTGACGCACAAGCGGTTTTTGGATCAGATAAACTCCGACGTTAGCATCAAGCAATCAGCAGTTGCCACAGCGATCCTTCAAAAGGAGAACAAAAATGCCACGTAATTACAAACAGGAGTACGAGAAGTACCACTCCAGCCCCGAACAGAAAAAGAAACGCGCCATGCGCAACGCAGCACGTCGGAAACTTATGAAGAAGGGAGTCGTTAGTAAAGGCGACGGTTACGATGTGCATCACCCCAAGCCCTTGGTAAAGGGTGGCGATAATAAGCAGCGGCTTGAGGTCAAGAAGGCGTCCGAGAACCGCTCGTTCAAACGGACTAAAAAAGCGGGGATGAAGTAATGGCCGAGAAAAAACTCTATTTCTTTGAGGGGCGCAACACGGCTATCGTCGCATCATCAGCCAAGGAAGCACGGGCAAAGAAAAAGCGCGGCGGTGACAAGATCGTCGCGGTCAAGAAGCCGTCTGCGGCTGACAAGAAAGCCATCGCCAACGACCGTTGGGTGCGCACCAGAAGAGACGGGAAATCCCCTGCCAAGTCCAAGTACGGAAAAGGCAGGGGGTACGGGCCGAAGCGGACTTAGTTACTTCTCTTCCAGTTCCTTGATCTTCTTGTCTAGCTCGTCCTTCAGCCGCCTCGTTTCGGCGTCGAACTCTTCATAGTCAGGAGCCGCTCTCTGCAGGGTCTCCCTGCGTACGGTGGCTATCGCCGCGCCATAATCTCGCTCCAACCTACTCCGTTCAATCCTTCCCCAGAACGCTTCATCGTCCACGTTGGGGGTGTAGAACTTGGCACCGAACGCCCTTGCTATGAACAACGGTGAAATATCTCTGCCAGTTGGAGACTGCGCCCCGTCTATGTAGTCACTCAGCCGGTCTACGTTGCGCCTCGCAATAGCTGGCGGGGTCATCATGTCATACAGAGTCCCGATATTCCGCATGGTCACGTCCGTATTGCTGTCGGTCGGACTATCTACCTTCTTGCCTGTGTACGGGTCTACGCTAAGGAACATGCCAAAGATACTGACCAACGGCCCAGTCGGAGCTATTGCCTGTGGCCACCAATCGTAGCCGAATGTGCCAGCCGGTACTCCACGCACAGTAGATGCCAGCGGAATGTAATCCCCGATCCTCCAATAGACAGGATTCTCGTCGTCGCCCATGAACGGTATGCGGATCATGCTGTGTGGCCCGAACCCGAAGATGCGCTCGTTGTACATATCGCCAATGTTCTTACGCATTTCTTCGTCGTCACCGGCCATGGCTGACATGAGAGAATCAAGAATTGCGTAACTTGTTATGACGTTGGCGATCATCCATGGTTTGGTCACTGCGATCTTGCCAAGCACCGGGATAACTGCATACGTCCATGAAGCAAACGGCATCAGCGTCTGTCGTGCGTACTGTAGAGCGATTGCGTCGATGTCGTAATTCAGGAAGTCTGTCCGACCGTATTTGCCAGCCTCATCCCACTGCGCCTGAGAAAGTTCTGTAGTACCAGCTTCCCTCTGCAACTGGCCAGCACGGGTCATGAAGGATGCCAAACGGAAGATGTTGTCCTCTGCTGCGTAGAACTCCAGCATGGCCTGATCGCCCTTGAGGATCTTGTCCCATGCACTCTCACCGTGCTTGCTAAGAGCCTTCATCTTGCTAGACTCCATATCCAACAAGCCAGCAATCTGGCCCATCAAGCCGTTCTGCGGTTTTCCAGACTGCTCCTGTTTTGCGTGCTTCTTAGCGGCGTCTCTAATATCCTTGATCCGCTGCCGTCTAACCTCAGTGGCAGAGAAGTTTCCTAGCAGTGCGCCTGACTTTTCAAATTCTTTAAGAAGCCTACGGTCGCTTGCAGATAGTGCTTCCGGCGAAAAGTGGGCCTTGTACATAATCTCGCCCGCTTTCCAGACTGTCTTGAACTGAATCCCGTGCATCATCATCAGCGTCATGTTGGACGCGATGTTAGTGATATGCGTGCCGGGGTTACGGGTGGTCTTCATCAGTTTGAACTGACGCAGGAAAGAGTTGTATGACTGGCCTACGTTACTGCTGAGTACGTTCTCGCGGTTGCCCATGTCTAGAATGGCACTGAATACCGGCCCCGGCATGTACCCACCAGCAAGGTCTCCCCACACAGGGATCGGCAGG